CTAAATATTCGCCGCACCCTTCACACATCGTGCCGTCGAGCATCGTCTCAGCTATCTGACCCATTGGTTTCCTCCTATTCGTCCATTGGTTGACCAGTATTGATCACATTACCCACACCATCTTTACAGTCAGGGCATTCCATTTTCTTGAGCAACACATTTGCTCGCGTGACAGCAATCCAGCGGTGATTACAGTTCATACACATTGCCTCGAAAAACATATGCGGCAAGTGTTCATCAATGTCGTGTACGTCAGCCATAGCTCAAATCCTCGTCTCCTGCATAGCCACTATGGCGGCCTTCGCCATGCTGTTAATATCCTCATCACGCCAGTCCTGTAGCATGGACGGTAGTCCTGTCATATCGGTGAGTATAGCCTTTGCCACTCGCTCAATCATTTCACTCATTGCCTACTCCACATTTTACGCCAGAGCCAAGCGTCTAGCCTAGCGACGCGGCTGGCTAACCAGCGCATAGTTTTACTTTTCCACATTGTGTTTCTCCACTAGCGCGTCTGCTGCGCCTTTACGATCACGAAAAAGATGGCCGATTATGTGGATCGACGGGCTTTGCTTGTTTTGCTTGCGCCGCTCCCACCAGCCAACAAGCGGCGCATAAAATGGTGAATGTGGTGACACCAAGCAATAATCTATGGAGCCGTCATCGTAGCGTGTCCAGACTGCTACAGGGCGTTTCATTTTTTCATCCAATCCCATTCATAGCCGTAAAAATTCATCAGGCGCTCCAGCGTGCGTAGGTTGGGGCTGGTATGCCCACGCTCCCAATACGACAGCACACTGCTGGAGATGCCCACCTCTGCCGCTAACTCAACGATGGTTAGACCGGCCTCTAGTCGCAACTCGGTGATCATGGCGGGAAAACCCGCGGATCTCTTATTGTGCGGTCTGCTCATCGTCGTTTACTCCGAAGTCGGTTCAGCATCCCTGGCAGCGCGACGTTACTGATCATGTTCGGTGTGCGGCGGTGTTGTCGCCGGAACCAACGTCGGTATAACCATTTCCGCAACCAATCAATCATCGGCTTGTTCCTTTTTTCTAAGTTGTAACTCCAAAACCGCCAGCGCGTCCAGACTGCTACAGGCCGCTTCATTGCATCCACCTGATGATGAAATTAATGCAGACACCAGCCAGCGCACCATAGGCGGCTGGACGTAGCAGTTCAGTGGTGATCCAGCTTGCTGCCGGGACGTATGTGATGATCTCGTTCATGACGCCACCGGATGCTGTGCCAGAAACCGGCGGCACAAGGCACGGTATGACTTGGTCGATGGCACAGAGTACGACAGCACGGCTAAAGCCTCGCGCCGTAGGCGGTTGATTGTCTTATCCATTGGCTTTCTCCATAAATAGGCGTTGGTTAAAGCAAGTGCAGCGGCCAGTGTTGCAAAAGCATCTATCGCCAATCAGGCTAGACCACAACTCTTTGGATGCCGCTAGTGTCCGTGGCGATTCCGGCCATCCTTGTCGGCCTTCCACAACTTTCCGCATTCCTTTGCGTCTTCCTTCGTCAGTGATATTCATCGTTGGTTCCTCGCTGCTTCGCCATTTTCAGCCGACAAACTATTGTAGCGATGGGCAAAGCCGGTGAACTCTTCAGGATCAGTAGATTCATCACCATAAAAGATTTTCGTAGCCAGGGTTGGGGTGTGGCTCTTCTTTTTGAAGAGCTTTCGCCATAGCCATCTAAGGCAGTTCATTTTTAGCCTCGTCTTTCATTTGCTCCTCACGTTGCGACTCGATTTCTGGAAGATCGTCGGACACGAGCCTGTTTGGCGTTAATGGTGTCTCCATGACGATGGGCGTGTTGCTGTATGCACTCCATACTGAATAGCTCATCCTTCGTGTACCTTTTCTATTGCGGCTTCGATTAAAGCATCTTCCAAACACTTCGGCTCCGTTTTCGCAAACGGGCGAAATAATACGTTGCCGGGGAAAAATTCTACCCTGCCGCCGTCGCCGTCAACCATCCAAACATCGGTGATTTCGACAGTATCGTCTTCGGCTGGCTCCGCATCTTCTGGCAAGCAGTTGATACGGGCTGGCTTGCCCAGCGTGACTTCGGCTTCAACTTCCAACTTGTTATCGTCGCCAAAGTAAAAATCGAAATATACGTTTTCCATTATTCGAACTCCGCCATCAGGTAACGAAGCTCTTCTTGGTCTTCGTCATAACGAGACTGATCGTCGCCCGTCAGCATGTCGATCTGGCTGGCGGTCAGCGAAACACAGTTCATCTGAATATCTTCGATGTCGCCGTTGGGGTATCTGGTTAAAGCTTTGAATTCTTTGTTGGTCATTTTTTCTTCCTCAGTTTGGGGGAGCCGAAGCTCCCCCGGTTTGGCTAAACTAACTTGTTGTCGTAGGCGTAGTTGATGCCATCGTCGGTCATTACCCAGTCGGTGCATTTCGCGCCTCTCGCGCTGTCTTGCGTGTCGCAGATCATTGACTTGTTTGACAGCGAAGCCATGACGCCGCCAATGGCCTGTTTGCTCCAGTTTAACTCAGCCATTAAATCGTCCGCATTCGTCCATGTCATGTTGTCATTGATCATGTCTTCAGCACACTCGGCACCATTGACGTTGACGCCTTCGTTGATGAAGACTACGAGCATTTGGCGTTCTTGCTGGGTCAGGTTGGTCATTTTGGCTTCTCCTATTTGGGCGGTGCGAGAAATTCGGGTTGCCCGTTTGATGATTTAAAGTACTCCCTATTGACTTCAGGGTCAACAGCTAATATCAAATAATATGCATTATTTTATCTTTTGCATCTTCAAAGCCGTTTCCGATTACACACTTATGACCGATTTTCTTCAGGTATTTGATCCAGTTCTTTTGATCGGCGGATGTCTTGCCGCCCGTCTCCCGTTTCATCTCAATCCACAACAGCAGTTCTGGGACGAATAGATCTGGCACTCCCCGGCAAACGCCTTCGACTTTCAGTTTCATGGCGGTGGCTTTGTGCCGGTGGCCCCCATTTGGAATTGCGAAGATTCGGATCTCTGGAAACTTCTGCCGAAACCATTGTACAAATTCGCGCTGCTCTTCATGCTCAGTTTTCATTTTTTTGGCCTGTCATCCAATAAGCACCCGTGTTCTTGGGCATCCAGTAAAATTCCACAACACGCTATGACATTTCCAAGGTGTGATTTCATTGTGTCAGGATCGTTGTCTTCGACTTCCTTCCACTCCTGTATATGCCGCATCATGGCGTTGACATATGTCATCGAAGAGACGCTCTTCTCTCGCCAATTCCACGGCCCATACTTATCGGCTCCAAGCTGGTGCGCTGCTGCTGCCGCTTCCAGCGCGGCCTTCGGTATGAGGCCCATGCTGGGTTTCTGATCGCCGTATTGTGTTTTTGGATTTGTGTCTTTCACTCCCATGTTCTCCCTATAACTCTGTGGTATTTCCCGTTCATTCTATATTGAATGTGGGACGGCGGCACGGCTGAATTCATTTCATCCGTTGCTATCTCATAGTCCAAAAATCTCATAGCCTCTATGTCCGCTCCAGACTTCATAGCCAATTCAGCGAATGTCCGAAGCGCCTTCTTCCCGGCGTATCCATCGTGTTCGATGGTCAGATATTCATGCACAGGCTTGTCCGATAATGCACCGTAATATGTGACGCGAAACATATCCTTGCCGCTGTTATAGCTGGTGTGTTTTCTCCACGTCCAACTGGTGACGTTCATCTCTATGTTTCCATAGCCCATGATATCGTCATCGTGCAGTTTTGGCTTCACAGGCGGCGCGGATTCGGGGAATGCCATGCCACAGGCTGGGCAGACTTTCACTGACAGGTGGACGATCTCGTCGCAGTTCTCACAGATCTTCATTGGCGCTTCGCCTGTCCCGGCCTTGCGGCCCGGATCGATTGCGGTGATCGGGCCATGCGTCCTGACAACTCCAGCGAAATCAAGAACCATGCAATGATCGGTGTGGCTCTTCGGCCTCATGCCTCTCCCTGCCATCTGCACATACAGGGATGGCGACATAGTTGGGCGTAGCATAACGATCAGATCCAAATCCGGGTGATCGAAGCCGGTGGTCAGGACGTTGGCGTTTGTCAGCGCCTTAATCCGTCCCGCCTTGAAATCGTCAATGATCTGTTCTCGCTCCTTCTTCGGGGTCTTTCCGGTGATTGTTTCACATGAAACATTATTCTCCCTTAGTTCGTCCCTGATGTTATAGGCGTGGTTCACGCCGACACAGAAGAACAGCCAAGACTTCCTTTCCGCCGCCAATCTGATCGTCTCGTTGACGGCGCTCATGTTCTGGTAGATTGTATCGACAGACTTCTGAAGCTCGCTCTCAATGAATTCGCCGCCGCGCTTATGTACGCCGTCAGTGTCTAATCTCAGATTGGTTGTCTTGGAACTAAGCGGCGCGAGATGGCGCTTGGCTATCAGTTCTTCTATGGTGACGGGATCGATCAGGTCAGAGAATAAGGCTGGCTCATCTGTGATTAGGCCATGCCCAAGGCGATATGGCGTGGCGGTCAGCCCAACTACACGAATATGCGGATTAATTGTAGTGAGCTTTTCTATCAGATTCCGATACCCGCCTTCGGCCTTGTGGCTGACAAGGTGGCACTCATCGATGATCACAAGATCGACATGACCGATTTCCTCTGCGCGGTTCCTGACAGACTGAATCCCGGCGAATGTGATTGGCTCATCCAGCCGTCTTGATCTCAGCCCGGAAGAGTAGATGCCCATTGGCGCGTTGGGCCAATGCTCACGCATCTTCTCAGCATTTTGCTCAATCAATTCCTTCACATGGGTCAGCATCAGAACACGGGTTTCAGGCCAGTTGGTCAGGGCATCCTTACAAAGCGCCGCGACAATATGGCTCTTCCCAGATCCGGTGGGTAGGACAATGCACGGGTGTCCATCGTTCCATGCCCTGAACCAGCCGTAAAGCTGGTCGATGGTTCGCTGCTGGTAATCCCTAAGCATCGAATGTATCCTCTACGCTTTCCACTATCTTCGCCCCCGGAAACGCCCTGCGCACTTCTTCAACTAACTCACGGCCTACGGCGTCGGGGTTGGCAATAATTTCGGAAGACGCATATGTGTATGCGTCTCCCTCTCCATTACGGATAGGTTCGCCGTTGATAATATAAACGGCCTCATGTGGGTCAGTGCTTTCGCCCATCTCCCACGGGACAAGGTCAGGATGCAGAACATGGCTATCGCAGCCGTCAACTTGGAACTTGGTAGGAATGTCGCCAGACTCATGCCGCGCACATGACCAAGAACCGTCTTCTTCGGCGGTGACGTGAGCGCACGTCCGACAATTAACTTCCTTCGTCAATTTGGTTTCATGGCAGAAGCTATAGCTGTCGCAGAATTTGCACTCAAACCAACTGGGATCGGCGGATATGCCGTCAGGCATCCGCTCCGACAGTACGATGCGCTTGGATCTTTCCAGCAACTCTTTCGCAAACTTCTTGTCGTATCGGACGCGCTCTATGTACAAATTATCGTCGTCTTTGCAGACGGCGACATATAGCGCACGGTCAATCTTGGTTCCGTGCATGTACAACTGAAGCTGGGCATAATGAACAGGCTTTGATTTTTCAACGCCGTTTTTCTGCATGTCGGTGAATGACTTCAGGTTATGCGTCTTGAATTCGGCAACGTGCGGCTTTGTCGGCGCTTCTGGTACGCCATCAGTTATGATGCCATCCAGACTGCCTGAGATATGGCATCCGAAGGTAACACGTTTCTGCATCTTCCCGGTGTGCGTGATGCGGATACCCGCCGCCTTCAAATCGGCAACTACCCAGTTTTCCTCGTTATGCCCACGGCGGAACATACGTAAGATCCTGCCGGGGAACTCAGGCTTCACGGCCCAGCGGAATGAAAGCCAAAGCTCACGGTCACATTTTTTCCCTGCCATAGACGCACCGAAGTGTGGTCTGGGCCTTTCGGCACGGTCTTCGTGCGACTTGTCGATCCGGGTGATTAGGTCGTTGTCTCGTTTAGGTATTGCGGTCATTGCTCTCTCCCAAAAAATTGTGTCCTGGTATTGGTTGCGATAAATAGATACCAGGCGCTATTCTCCATGCCGGTCATATTGCCAAACCATTTAACCCGTCCGACACTGACTACCTTCACGCACTTTTTCATATGCACTCCCATGCGCTTGTTGTGCATCATGTCAGCCGGTAATAGCAGCCAGGTCGGCGCGATATCCGACAAGTGATAGATTAGCGGATTTAAAATTGACCAGGTGTAGGGTGGATTGGTGATGAACATATCGCCTACACATTCCTGCAAATCCAATGCATCAACCCAAACACAAGGTCTGGATTCTTCTATATCTGATGCCCGCCGACACACAGCCCCGGCAAAATCTAAATGCTTTACAAGATCGCCAAGCCCTGCACATGGCTCGTCATATTCGACAAGCGGCGGCAAGTGTGCGAGTAGCGGAACAACAGCCTCATATGGTGTTGGATAAAAATCTTTTTCTACCCTTTTAAATTCTGATCGTTTTCCCATATTACTCTTGATCCTTCTCTTTGTTTTTCTGTTTTGAGCTTTTTGACCATGATGAAAAAAGCCGGGAAGCTTCTTAACTCCCCGGCTACTCCCCCTCTTATTTCTGCCAAGGCGCTTTCTTCGCGCCGTCATCGGATGCTTCGGAAGCTGGTGCAGACTTCGGCATCGGTGGCGAAGATCCGTCGATAGCCTTATAGGCTTTGACTTCGTTGCTATCCCCCCACTCTTCGGAGCGGCGGATCGATACCTTAATGGTGCAACTGCCGCCAATAAGCTGATCCGTATCTTCGACAGTCGCAATGCCGATTGATCGCATCAGGCTATCCAATTGCTGACGCCCGATTTCTTCGGCCTTCGGGGTTGGGTTCTTGATGTTGAGGTTTGTCCAAACAACACGGCCTTCGTGGCTTGGACCCGTCACATCAAAACGAACCTTAATGTAATTACCTGTGCCAGCCTTCGTGTCTTTCAGTTCGGCATCGGTCACGGTGACGTTGTACCATCCAGCCGGGATCGGCTGAAAATCGTTTTCGCTCTGGGGCGTGTCGCCCACGTTGAAAGTTTCTCCAAGAAAAGACATATCTTTATTCCTTTGTGATTGTGAATGAGGGACGGCCCGGAGTCGTGGTGATGCCGCCCAAGAGTGGTTTCGTGATTGAATCGTCTGAATGTTTCCATGCAGACATTATGATCGAAGGCTTCCAGCTAAACAGGGTTGAGAGTAGATCTTCCAGCCCATGTTCGGCGGCAATCTCTTGCAGTTTGTCGCCATCGACTTTGCGGTTCATACGTCCGACAATCTTGACCTTGTGGCCGGGAGCCTCAAGGTTCAGCGTTCCTTCAAGATCGTCTTGAACACGATAGATTTTGATAAGCTCATCCTCTATCTCGCGCCGTGCTTCCACGGCTTCTTTTTCGGCCTTCTTTGCATCCAGCCAAATGTCGAACTTTTTGGTTAGGTCATCCATTGTCAATATCGCTCCATTCAAGGCCAAGCTGAAGCATTATGAAATCCACAGCTTTATGGTAGTCACGGCCTGCGTCGATAACAGCCGGGATCTCAATAGCGGCAATGTCTTCGATGGTAATACCCAATACCAAGCATATTGCGGAAACTGATGCCTTGCCGACTCGATTGGTTGGGGATTTTTTTGAAGACATCTTAGAAATGGTGTTCTGTCCACATCCAGATTCTTCTGCCAGATGGATTTTTGTTAACCCGCTCGCCTTCAGATGCGCTCGCATCTTAGACGTGTCAACAATCACGCTGTTGTGGAATGCTCCAGCCATCTTACTTACTCCCAATCTTGTTAATGATTTCGCCAAGGTCTGGCGCTTCCCATGCTTCAAGCTTCGCGCCCATCCGGTGCTTGGCTTGCCATAGGCCATCGCTTTCCATCATCAACGCACGTTGGTTGACGCCGTCTTCATCCTTTTCGACGCGCATTGCTGCGACGATGTCGAAAGCATATGGCAGGGACTGTCCCGCCTTCTGTCCCGGCATCGACGGCCCGTAGAGAACACGGCCCATTTCGTCAGTGGTCTTGGATAGCTGGGCGGTCATGTAAACATTTTTGCCCTTCAGATCACGGAACAACCGAATAACCTCAGACATGGTGGTTTGCATTTCGCCGTAGGCTGCACGGGGATCTTTGTTGATTTTCTTCTCGTTTGCCAGACAGACTTCAGCAATTTCCGTGATGCTATCCAGCGCCACAGATTTGAATTGCTTTGCATCCTTGTCTTCGGTCAGCCAAGCGTAGGCTTCCTTCAGTTCATCCATGCTGCCGATTTCCATGAATGGAATATTTTCGTCAGCAAGTGTAAGCAAACCGCCTTCAGCCGATAAGATAATCGGATCGGGCAGGGTCTTGATCAGCATTGTCTTTCCAGATCCAGCGGCTCCATAAGCCAAGATCTTGATACCATCTGCCGATATGGTATTGGTTGATTGTAGATTAACTGCCATTTGGCATCTCCTAGCTAGACCAGTTCGCGGAATTGCGGGTCGGCCTTTACCCCTTTAAACTAATGCCCATTTCACGGGCCTCTTTGCGTAGGGACTTCGGAAGCTTCACGCCGCGTTGCAATAGGTCGCGGACAGTGCGCTCTGTGATTTTTCGGCTCTTCTCCGCCCAGTAGGCGAGGTTCTCCGGGGTGTTCATTGTGCGCGGATCTCCATACGCACGGGCCTTTTCTTCGGCAGACAAAGGCGGCGGCATCATGCCCAGCGCCTTGTATACCTTGGCGGTGTCGAGAATTTCCCGGTCAGATCTCATATCTATGCTCCCAACATTTTGATCATCATTAAGACGTGCTTCAAGGTTCCCATGTGGATCAAGCGGCCCTTCTCTGCGACAACATCCGCGCCCGAAGCCTTAAACGTCCAACCGCGAAATTCTGCTTCCTGCCTAGTCATTATGCATTCTCCCTTGAGAGCTTGAGTGAAACGACAAGAGCTTGCTTGGAATTTGCGAGAACCCAATCTTCGCCCAACTCTTCTTTCGCGGCCTTGGTGTCCATCGTCCAGCGGACGGCTTCGACTAACTTCAGGCCATGATCATCGTCTGTGCCGGTGACAAACTTGACGCCTTGGCCTTCCATGCCAGAAACGATGGCTTCTTTGAGTGCCTTCTTTTCGGCGGTGAGAGACTTGATCTTGGCGTCGATGTCGAGGTGGCGCTGGACTGCTTGGTTGATGTTCATTTTAATTCTCCGGTTTGAAAAGTTCAGGTTGGTTTTACTACTGCCTCAAGCCCGTCCCATTTCTGGGTACGGGCCTTTTGGGCGTTCTGCTGATTATCTTACGCTAATTCAACTTTCGTCTGGTGGACGGTTTCCTGCCAAGCCATCAAGGCGATTTTGGCAACGACAAAGCAGAGTGACTGTCTGGTCGGAAGGCCGTTGTCGGCTAATGCCTCTTTGGCTTTCCATGCTACTGCCTTGACTGATGAACGGGTGTGCAAATCCCCGACTTCAAACAGTGACTGCATCTCATCTGCAATCTCTGTGATTTTTTGATCCGTTACAAACATCGTCCGTCTCCATTTTCTTGCGCGGTCAGATTTTCTGGGTGCGCTTCAATGATTGAAATATAGGGGATATTGATGTTGGGGTCAACAACTAAATGCAAATTAATTCAATCTTTTTTGCAGTTCGACGGTGACGGCGTCCCATTCGGCCCAGAGCTTTTCGCCATACGGGTGATCGGTTTTCTGCCAATCGACGTTCGCCGCCCAACACTCTTTGATGTCCCTGATGATGAACCGAAGCTCATCGTCAGATTTGAATTTGGCGGCGGCTTCGTATTTTGCTAAGAGGCTTTCCATGATATCTCTCCCTACACTGCCATCTCAAGGTCGATGCCGATTTCTTTGTGTTCATCGATGATCGCTTGAGCTTCAATCGAATTGAATTCTTGGGCATTGTCTTCGCCGCGCCAATCGTATCCCCAAGTATTTCCTTCCGTCGAACCGAAATAGTGGGTGAGGTAGTGGGGGTAATCGGCGGTGGTGCGAATTGTGTAGATCATTTGTTTTTCTCCTGTGGCGCTGTCAGATTTTCTGGTTGCGCGTTTGATTATTTAAAGTACCCCATATTGAACTTTAGGTCAATAACTTTATTCAATTATTTCCAATATTTCTTTGACGATTTTGCGCTTGCCCCAGTAGTCGCTGATGTTCTCTTTGCCATGTTGGTCGATCACTTCGTCGCCGCGCACAACTTGGACATGGCCGGTGGTGGTGACGATGTAGCGTTTTCCAGCGGCGGTATGCATCAGGCTGAAATTCTTCAAGGACGTGCGGCGGGGCAGATCGATCTCTTTTGTTTTGACGCCCAGATCCGTCAGCGCCTTGGCGCGGAAGACTCTCTGCGTTCCGCCTTTCCAGTTGCCGCCCATTTTGTGATGTTTGGCATATGCAGCCCGTGCTTCGGACAGGTTACAGCCAGCGGCGATTGCCATCGCGGTCAAGCCACAGTTTGGACCCATCTTGGCATCGCCCGGAAGGCTCATGCCGTCAGTGCTGATTTTTTTGGGGGAGAAGTCGAAGAGATCAAATTGTTCGATCTGGAATTTCGTGCGGCTCATGTGCTAGGCTCCTTGGCGCGGTTGGAAAATTCCGGTTGCGCTTTTCTATTTACATAATACATTATTTGAACTATGGTGCAACATCTAAATGCAAAGAAAGGAAAATAAAATGAAGACTTCTGAGGCAATTGAGCATTTCGGCAGCATTAAAAAGCTCGCAGATGCCCTTGGCATCTGGCCCCATCCAATTTACCGCTGGAAAGATTCGCCGCCCAAGCTGAGACAGTTTGAGCTTGAGCGTTTGACTGACGGTGAATTGGTGGCTGACTGATGGCAAACATAACGGGGATACTTGGCGACAAGTGGAACAAAGCGCCAGAGAACATCGATCCGCCTGAGATGCAATTGGCAGATGCCATGCGACAGGCCGGGATTGAGCCGCCGATAAAAATAAGCCTTGATGGGCAGTTGCACCGATTTGGAACCAAGGGCCGCAAGAAAGATGACAGCGGCTGGTATGTGGCATTTGATGATGGCATCCCGGCTGGCCGGTTCGGTTGTTGGCGTGATGGCATTGAACAATCATGGAAGGCTGATGTTGGACGTGAGCTTACAGCGTCAGAGCAAATGGCAATATCCAGACGCACGGCGGAAGCCAGAGCAACGCGAGATGCGGAGCGCCAGAAGAAAAATGAGATAGCGGCATCGACAGTTGATACCATTTGGGAGAAGGCCACAGGCGCAGAGCCTGATCATCCATATCTGCACCGAAAAGGCATCTCAACTCACGGCGCTCGCGTCACAGGTGATGGCCGGTTGATCGTTCCAATGCGTCATGCGGACGGCGCTCTCTCTTCGTTGCAATATATTTCAGTCGATGGTGACAAGAAGTATCATCCCGGCGGTGCCGTTAAAGGCTGCTTCTGGATTCTCGGCACAGAAGAACAAACAATATTTATCGCGGAAGGCTTCGCCACAGCGGCGACAATCCAAGAGGTGACAGGCCAGTCGGTTGCCATAGCATACAGCGCCGGTAACATCCCAGCCGTTGCCATGCAAATGCGAGACAGGTACGGCCCAACACAGAACATCGTGATCGTTGCCGACAATGATGAGTCCGGTGTTGGTAAAAATTACGCTGATCAAGCCGCCGCAAAAATGGGGGCTAGAATAGTGATACCGCCAGAACATGGTGACGCAAACGACTATCGCGCAAGCGGGGGGGATCTTAATGAGCTATTGTATCCGCCAACAACAGAATGGGTTGTCGATGGTGATGTGTTCTCAGACCAGCCAGCACCGATATCATGGCTGGTAAAGCATTGGCTGCAATCAAAGGCGCTGGTCATGGTTCACGGCCCCAGCGGTGGCGGAAAAACATTTGTCGTTCTCGATTGGATGCTGCACATGGCAGCGGGAATACCAGAGTGGATGGGCCATAAGGTAAAGCAATCATCAATTCTATATCTAGCCGGTGAGGGCCATCACGGCCTGAAAGGTCGCATCGCCGCATGGAAGCAACATCATGGCATCTCAAGCCTTAATCAAAGCTTCCACATAACAATGACTGGCTGTGATCTGAATACCCCAGAGGGATATCAGAAAGTCCGTGAAGCCATACTGGCAATGCCAAAGATCCCAGATGTTCTTGGCATCGATACTCTCAATCGAAATTTCTACGGTGATGAAAACTCCGCCCAAGATACAAAAGGGATGCTGGATTATATCGCTTTGCTGCAAAATGAGTTCGGTATAACAATAGTTCTGGTGCATCATACCGGCGTATCCGATGAAGCCCAGCATAGAGCGCGAGGCTCCAGCGCATGGAAAGGCGCTCTCGATGTCGAGATATCAATCGTGCCGTCCAAAAATGATGGGCCTATCGGTATCATCCAACGCAAATCAAAGGATGCCGAAGAAGCCGAAGATATGTGGGTGGATCTGCAATCAGTGCCAATCAAAGGCTGGTTTGATGAGGATGAGGAACAGGTGACAAGCGCAGTGGTCGTGTCGGCGGATGCACCGATTAAGGCCAGTAAGGACACAAAGCTGTCCAGCGCCATGAAGATATTTAATCGGGCTTGGCATAAAGCAAAGTGGGATATCGAAGAAGGTATGCCATATGTTACAAAATCTGCCATGCGAGAATTGCTCGACGCTGACGGCATGGCAGAAAGGACAATCCAGAATCATATGAGCTTAAGTGCATGTTATAACGATCTTACAATCGGGCAGCTTATTAGCTCCGAATCCATAGTGCCGCACAGGGATGGATGGATCGTAAATGATCGGGTTTGGGGTAACGCTTTACGCATACAGAAGGGTAAAAAGCCATCCCCCTGAATCCCCCTCTATCCCCCTCAAGGGGATTTAAGGGGATTGGCAGAAAACAGCCATTCTTATCCCCCTCCCTCCCCCTCTCTCCCTATAGGGAGAGGGGAAAGGGGGATTGGCAGTGCAGGGGAGTTAGGGTTGCACTGAGGTTCAATATTTGGTAGGGTTATCTTGGAGAAAAAAATAATGACTAAAGTCGTCGATAACTTCCTGCCTGATGCAGTGTTTGAAAAGCTGCATCATGTGATGATGGGGAATTACGTTCCGTGGTATTACAATCCAAATATCACAAATGAAAAAACAGACGATAAGCATTTCTATATGTCTCACAAATTCTACGGAAATAATTTCTTCTCAGAGATGTTCAAATTCGTCGAGCCGCTGCTCAATGCCGTGGCTCCAAAACAGCTAATCAGAATCAAAGGAAATCTATATCCTAATCAAGGCGAATTGGTTATCCATGAGCCGCACTTCGATTATGAGTTCTCACATCAAGCGGCGCTCTTCAGCATCAACGACAATGACGGTGGAACAATCATTGACGGCGAGATGGTGCAGTCGGCGGCGAACCGAATAGTCTTCTTCGATGGGTCTGAGCTACACTCCAGCACAACTTGCACAAATGCCAGCGCAAGAATAAATATTAATATGAATTGGATGAAAGAAAAATAATGGTAGATCAGGTGAAATTAAAAAAGGCAATCCTGCGGCGTGATAAAGCTGACACAAAGATCATCAAAGAATCTATGGTCATGCGAAATGAAATTCGCGAAGGTCTGAACGAGGGCCGTGACATATTCGGTTACACAATGGGAATGCTCAACGTGATCGATATCGTTGAGGTCGCATCCGAATGCGCTGGCGGTGAATGTGATCTGGCATTGTCAACATGGTCAATCGCTCAAGCTGACGTGATGAAGCTGGGCGCATTGAAAGATCAAGGGCTAATCCAAAATTGTAGAATGATCATCGATCCGTCTGTTGGTTCTCGCCGCCCAGCCGAAGTGGAATTGCTGTATCATATGTTCGGACAAAATGCCGTGCGCTCCGTAAATACTCACGCGAAATTCGTCGTGCTTCAAGGTAAAGAGAAAACTCTCACGGTTTTATCAACAATGAACTTCACAAAAAATCCGCGCATCGAACAGTTCCAATGCATACACGGTGATGATATAGCTGTGACTACTTTGGAGATGGTCGATGACATCTGGGACAAATGTGATCCCGGTGAAAATTTCACTACGCAAGCAATGGATAACTTTGAAAAACTGAGGGATAGGATGCAGGGAGACTTGGGATTGGATGACGGTTTCGATATGTCCATGAACAATTTCTCCGCACTATAAAAAGATATGACAGATAAAAAGAAAGTCGGACGCCCAGCGTATAAGCCTACGGATGAGCATCGTAGGACGGTGGCTGTCATGGTGGCGGCTGGAATACCCCAAAGATCAATCGGGCGGTGTCTGGGCGCTGACGTGAAGACGTTGATGAAACATTACAAGCATGAGTTTGACAACAGTGCCGACATTGCAAACGCCAAGGTCGCGGAGAGTTTGTTCAAACAGGCCACACAAGGAAACACCGCCGCTGGGATATGGTGGACGAAATCCAAGATGGGCTGGAAGGAAACGAGAGATCAGAACATCAATATCACAAAAGTGGAATTAACAGATCGGATCAATGAGGGCCGCGCTCGGGTGGCGAAACTGAGGTTGGTGCAGAATGAAAAGTAACACAGAGCATAAGTTTGGCCCTGCTCCTGCCGGGGCTGGCCGACTGCGTGTCTGCACGGTGTGTGGTGATCGTGAAACGAAAGACGCGCATGATCGTACACATCCGAATAGTGCGTGTGGTGGTAGGCCAGTGGTCGATGCTACGAGTGAGGTTGAGTATGATCCTATCCCCTGACGCTACTGAGCGGTGCGGCACGGTGTTGCTGTTCAGCGAGATACCTGAAAGCTTCTATAGGTTTTCAATAGATAATGAATGTGTGACGTGCGGCGCTTCTATCTGCTCGTATTGTGATGAGCATTACTACGACTATTCCTGTGATTGTTCTGATTATGACTGACGAGAGCGACGAAGAACCGAAAACTCCTGAAGATCCCGATGTGGTGCTGGCGACAATGATGTCAGAGTTCTATGACGATCCGTTGGCGTTCGTCATGTTCGCGTTCCCTTGGAACACGGGGCCGCTGGTCGGATTTCACGGGCCTGACAAGTGGGCGATAAAGTTCTTTGAGGATCTTAGCAAGGATATCAGGAAACGTGGATTCGACGGTGTCGATAGTGTCGATGCAATCATGTATTCGGTTGCGAGCGGTCACGGCATCGGCAAGTCGGCAATGGTGGCTTGGCTGATACTCTGGATCTTATCGACAAGGCCGTGGGCAAAAGGCGTGGTGACAGCTAACAGTTATGTGCAGCTACGAACCAAAACGTGGAGCGAATTGGCTAAATGGCACAATATGTGTGTGACGAAGGATTGGTTCACTATCAATTCCAGTTCGGGGTCGATGTCGATCCATCACGTTGATCATAAAGAAACATGGCGAGCGGATGCTCAATCATCTGATGAACACAACAGCGAGGCGTTCGCTGGGCTACATGCTGCGACATCGTCGCCGTTCTATATCTTTGATGAGGCTTCGGGCATCCATGAGAAAGTCTTTGAAGTATCTGAAGGCGGCATGACGGACGGAGAACCGTTTCACTTCAGTTTCGGCAATCCAACGCGAGGATCTGGTCGGTTCTATGAGAACATGCTTGGCAAGCATCGTCATCGTTACAACAGACGGTTCATCGATAGCCGTGATGTTGCTATTACGAATAAGGACGTGTTCGCTGAATGGATTGAAGCGTATGGCATTGAATCGGATTTCGTGAAGACGAGGATCTTAGGCCAGTTCCCGTCACTGTCGGACATGCAGTTCGTATCGACAGACAATGTCAGAGCTTGCATCCTGCATGAAGTCATTGTTCAGCCGCACGATCCTTTGGTGATGGGCGTTGATGTTGCCAGGTTTGGTTCGGATCAATCGGTGATCTGGATGAGGCAAGGCCGTGATTGCGAAAGCCAAGGTCTTCACACATATCGGGGCATCGACACAATGGCATTGGCGGCAGAGGTTGCGAGGTTTGCGAATGAGAAAAGACCGGATACGATCTTCATCGATGGCGGTGGTGTTGGCGGCGGTGTGATTGATCGATGTAGGCAGATCGGATTGGATGTCGTTGAGGTCAACTTCGGTGGCAAGGCAACTCAGGCTGGGTATGCGAATATGCGAGCGCAGATGTGGGGCAATATGCGAGATGCGATTGCCGATGGTATTAGGTTGCCAGACAATGAAGACATGGTCAGAGATCTGACGGGTCTGGAATACAGCTACAATCTGAAGAACGATATCATGCTGGAAAAGAAAGAGGATGCCCGGAAGCGTGGGTTGGCGAGTCCTGATCTTGGTGACGCATTGGCATTGACGTATGCGTATCCAGTTTATCCCAGCCGTGTGGGCTATGATGGCTTCGCCGCCAAGGTTGCGACTGAGTATGATCCGTTTTCGTAACACTGGACGTGAGACGTGGTTTATGGTAATAGGATTGACATGAAAGCTTTCATAGTATTTGGCTCTGACAACGAGCATCCGTTTTCTTTTCTACTTAACAGGAAGAGGCGGCATGTTTGGTGCATTATGGCCGACAACGATGCTGGTATGTGGGTGAGTTACAACTGGCATCAGGGTGTTCCACAGGTTCGCGTTGAGGCGGCGCTTGATTTTGATATAGCGTCATACTATCGGCAGGATGGCTGGGACGTTATCCCCTACGAATATGAACCCGAAGCTGTCGCAACTCCATACGTTCTGAACAATTGTGTTGGTCATGTGAAGTCGGTGCTTGGCATTGGTGGCTGGTCGCTGGTTCCGAATCAGCTATACAAATACATCACAAAGGCGAGGCTCTTCCCTATGTCCCTGTTCACGGTTCCCGGCTTCGGCGGTCAAAGGGCTGCGGCTGCTCCCACGCATTACAGTGATGGGACGCCGATCAATGCAACGCCTGTCACGCCAGAGAAAACAGAGACGAAGACGGCCAAGGCTGATGACAAGACTGCGGTGAAAACGACAACCAAGACAACTGGCACTGGACTTGGTGATCTTGGCGGCAATGAAGGCGATAATGAGAATTTAACTCTTTTAAGAAAGAAGGCTTCGACATGAGCAAGTTATTCAAGATACCGGGATTCGGTGGCGCTCCTGCCGCACAGCCAGTTGCGCCCCCACCCCCGCCAGAGCCTGTAGCAAGGAAAGCTGACAAGGATGTTCAGACGGCACGGCGTGAAGAGATGAAGCTGGCTCGTATCAAGGCTGGTCAGGGTGGTACGAATGTGACGGGCGGCGCGTTGAGTACAGCCGATGCCACAACAACCAAAACCTTGTTGGGATAGATCATGCCAGAGCTTGGTAAAAAACCGCTTGGCGGCACATTGTTGGATAGCGAGACTGAGAGCAAGAATTATCCACGTTTGTATCTGATGGACGGTGATGTCGATGCTGTTCCGAATGACGCTGAAGTCGGAGACGAAAGGCTTATTACCGGGAAGGTGCGTGTTTCTGAGATGGGCAAGAGCAAGGACGGGTCGCGCAATGCGTCCCTTGAAGTGCTTGAGATCTATCTTGAAGAGAAAGACAAGCCTCATCCTGCTGAAAAGATCTATCCGACGATGAAGGAATAGCATTATGGCGCTCTTAGCCACTCCAGAGAATTTACACTCGATGTCCTTGATGAAGGGCAAGCGAGGCTTGGCTGTTCGTCGCTATAAGCAGTTGGAGAATGATCGCTACTCTTGGCGCTCGCACTGGATGGAGATCAGTGACTTTCTGGCCCATCGACGTGGGCGGTTTTTGATCGAGGATAGTTCCAATACACGGGGCAGGGTTCGCAACAACAAGATCATAGATAGCACCGGCACTCAGGCGCTGCGGACGATGACGGCTGGCATGATGTCTGGCATGACAAGTCCTGCTCGGCCTTGGCATCGTCGTAAGATCGGCGGTGATCCAGCAATTATGGAAGACGCCGAAGTTAAGGAATGGGTCAGCAATGTCGAGCGCATCGAGCGTAGCATTCTGAACAAGTCCAACTTCTACAATTCGGTGAGTACGGTTTACACAGAGCTTGGCGCTTTCGGTACGGCTCCGCTGTATCGTCAGCCGTCATTGGAAAGTATTATTCACTTCCGCCCGTTTACTGCCGGTGAATATGTGATTGCCGAAAATCATCAGGGTCAGGTCGATACTGTTGGTCGCTACTTCACGATGACGGTCAGTCAGGTTGTTGAGAAGTTTGGGTTTGATCCGGACACGGGAAAGATCAATTGGAAGGGCATCAGTGCGACAACTAAGAAGCTCTGGGATTCCAATCAGTTTGATAGTTTGATTGCCATTATTCATTTGATCGAGCCGCGCCGTAATGAGGACCGCGATTTTACCAAGCGTGATCAGATTAACATGCCGATACGGTCTGTGTATTTTGAGTACGGCGGTGAAGGTGAAGAGGTTCTGTTTGAAGGCGGCTTCCGTAAGCTGCCAATCTATGTCCCTCGCTGGGATGTATTGAGTGGTGACGTTTATGGCAGATCTCCCGGCATGGATACGCTTGGCGACATTAAGCAATTGCAGCATCAACAGAAGCGCAAAGCACAGGCCATCGATAAGATGGTGAATCCGCCGATGGTGGCGAGTGTGAATTTGCGAGGCAAGCCATCGACTACACTTCCGGGCGGCAACACATACGTTGATCCGACACAAGGCGGTCATGGTTTCGCTCCAGCATATCAGGTGCAGCCTCGCATCAACGAGATGATGATGGACATCAACGAAGTGCAGGAGAGAATCCAGCGTGGGTTTTATGCTGATCTTTTTGCCATGATGATCAATTCAGATCGTCTTCAAATGACGGCAACCGAAGTAGCAGAGCGTCACGAAGAGAAGCTCGTGCTACTTGGGCCTGTGCTTCAACGGTTGAACGTCGAGTTACTTGATCCCCTGCTCGACGATGTTTTTGACTTTGCTATGGATGCGGGTCTCCTCCCCCCAATCCCAGAAGCTCTTGAAGGTCAGGAGCTTGAAGTCGATTACATCTCGCTGTTGGCACAGGCCCAGCAAGCTGTGTCGGCAACGGCAATTGAGCGGACGATGGGCTTTGCAGGAAATTTGGCTGCTGTGTTCCCCGGCGTTACTGACGTGCTTGACGCAGACTTTGCGTTGCGCGAATACAGCGAAGTGATGGGCAACAATCCGAAGCTGTTGAAACCCAAAGATGAGGTTGACAAAGGCCGCGAAGAACAGGCCCAAGCCGCGCAAGCCCAGCAAGGCATGGAAGCTGCTGGTGGCATGGCTCAGAGTGCGAAAGTCTTGAGTGAGACAGACACGCAAACGCCTAATGCCTTAACTGATCTGCTCGGCGCTGGTGGGGTAGTTCAGTAATGGCGATGCACGTCATCACAGATAGCACCGATAAGGGCCAGATTGATAAAGCCGAAGATCAGGAGCGTGATCGGGAGCGGGATCTTGAATGGGTTCTGTCTTCGATGCGTGGTCGGCGGTGGATGTATTCACTTATTTATGACAAGTCACACTGCTCTGGCGGTAGTTTTGTCATGGGTGAGTCTGATAGCACGGCATATAACGAAGGCGGCAGGGCAATTGGCAATGCTATCCTGGAAGATGTCAGGCAGAGGCATCCCAAGATGTTCCTGAAGATGCACGAAGAGAATCACTTCGATGGCTGATCCGACATATTCATACCCGCCAGCGTCTGAGCCGGGGCCGATTAACGACAGTCGTTATAAATCTATTCCGATTGTGGAAGATGCTGACGGCACGTTTCACAATATCAGTGATGCTGCTCCGATGCCTACGAAAATCAAGTCATTCCCGGATAGCCCCAACTTCGATGCGTTCTCCCGGTTAAGGGTATCCAATCCCGTCCCGCTGTTTGACAGCCAATCTCAATACGATGACAGCACTAAGGATACATTCTTCCACAAGGCGACTGGTGCAGCGTCATCAAGCCATGACATCAACCAAGCCTGTGTGGATATGGTTACAACGACAGGCGCGACGGATGCTTATATCCGACAGAGCCAGCGATATATCCGCTACCAACCGGGCAAGTCTCAACTAGTCTTCATCACGTTTGACTTCAGTGCAGTCGATGGCGGTACGAAGAAGGCGGGTTACTTCGATGGCGACAACGGAATTTACTTTGAGATGGCGGCTGATGGGTCATTGGCTATCGTCAAAAGGTCAAAGCAATCTGGCTCTGTTGTAGACACTGGTGCCAATCGCATTGAGCAAGCAAGCTGGAACACAGATGTCTTTGACGGCACAGGGCCAAGCGGTCACACGCTTGACGGCACACAATCTCAAATCCTTGTGATTGACCTGCAATGGCTGGGAGTAGGCCGCGTCAGGGTAGGCTTTGATATTGAGGGCCATATTCATTACGCACATGAGTTCCTCTGGGCCAACGCCAACAACGGCGTTTCTATGTCCACGGCTAACTTGCCTATCAGATATGAGCTAACGGGCAACGGTAGCGTCAGCCATCTGTTTGCCATCTGTGCAGCGGTTATGAGTGAAGGCGGCTTTGTTGGTGACTTGGGGCATGAGCATGTCACGCCTGTCGGTACGACCGGCATCTCATGTAGCACAGGCTCAGAGACACATCTAATATCTATCAGGCCGAAGGCATTGTTCAAGACTTACGCCAACAGAGGTGAGTACCAAGTTACAGGCATCTCTTTCTTTGTCACGGACAAACCCATCCTGCTTCGCCTATACCACGGCTCCACGTTGACCGGCGGGGCATGGGTTAGTTCTGATGCTGAGGGTGGCATTGAGTACAACATCACCAACACCGTGTCGGCCAACGGCCATTTGACTAACAGCGAATATGGCGCGGCGGCTTCGGGTGGTAGTAAGTCGTTCTCAACGACGGGCGGCGCTGAGAGTACCAACAAGATCTATCTGACGTTGGATATCGACGCAGCCAACGTAGACAACGGCAATTTCACTGTGGTTGGCACAGGCATCGGCGGTACGGCTACTGTTTACTGCAACGTCCATTGGATGAAATCAAATAGCTAATAGGAGGAAACTATGGCTGAAGAAGAAGTAATTGAAGAGACTGCTGAAACTACGGAAGTAGTTGAGGAAGTAGTTGAGGAAAAAGTTGAAGCTGCCGGTGAAGCCGGTGGACAAGAAGAATCTAAAACCCTGCTGTCGGATGACGGGGGTGATGGGTCTGGTGAAGAGGATTCAGACAAAGCTGGTGTAGTGCCAGAAAAGTATGAATACGATTCTCCAGAGGGCATTGATCTTAGCGAGGATGCTCAAAAAATGCTGGATGCGTTCGGAGATCGTGCAAGAGACATGAAGCTGACACAAGAGCAATATCAGGGGATTGTCGATTACGATATGGAACGTGGTAAGGCGGCTGTTGAATATCAAGCAATGGCATTCGACGAGCGTGTTAACTCTTGGGGCGAAGAGGTGAGGGCAGATAAAGAGCTTGGGGGTGCAAACCTTGAAGCGAACCTGGGCCTCGCCAAAAAGGTTCTTGTTGGGTACGGGAGTGAAGGCTTCCAACAATTGCTCGACAAACCCTCTGCCGAAAATCCAGATGGTCTGGGTTTGGGCAATCATCCTGAGATGATACGTTTTCTAAAACGTGTCGGAGTATCCGTTGGTGAAAGCGAATTCATTGACGGTGATGGTCACAAGGCTCAAGACAAAGACGGTCTGAAGCGGATGTATCCATCGATGGCACAATTCCAATAACGCCATTTATAAAGGAGAAAACAAATGGCTGCTCTAGGTACTGAAAACCCTACCCTCGCTGATCTTGCGAAGGTTACTGATCCCGATGGCTCAATTGCTGACGTGATCGAAATCCTGAACCAGACCAATGAAATTCTGGAAGATATGACTTGGCTTGAGGGCAACCTCACCACTGGTCATCGTACTTCCATGCGTTCCGGTCTGCCTTCACCAACTTTCCGTAAAATGTACGGTTTTGTGCAGCCCACGAAGTCACGATCTGTGCAAGTTACCGACGCATGCGGCATGATGGAAGACTATTCACAGGTCGATAAAGCTCTTGTGGATATGGCCGGTAACCCTGCCGCTTTCCGTCTTCAAGAAGATCGTCCTCACATTGAGGGCATGAACCAAACCTTGGCAACGAAGCTCTTCTATGGTGACGAATCGACTGATCCTGAAGAATTCACTGGCTTGGCTCCCCGCTACAATAGTTTGTCGGCTGAAAACGGCGACAATATTATAGAAGGCGGTGGGACTCAGACGGACAACGGAAGCATTTGGTTGCTTTGTTGGTCGCCAAATACCCTGCACGGCATCATTCCGAAAGGCTCCAAAGCTGGCGTTCAGCAGCGGGATCTGGGTGAACAGACTGTGCAGGACACTGTCGGTTCGACTTCTGGTTTGATGCAAGCATACCGCACTCACTATCGGTGGGATGTTGGTCTGTCTGTCCGTGATTGGCGTTATGCGGTTCGTATCGCCAACATTGATCGGTCATTGCTGATTGCCGATGCTTCGACTGGTGCGGATCTTAACGATCTGATGCATCAGGCCGTGACGGAGATTCCAAACACTTCAATTGGTCGTTGTGCTTGGTATATGGATAAGCAGATGCTTGCCTTCCTTCGCCGTCAGACTGCGAACGCTGTTTCCAACTCCACGTTGTCGATGGACATGGTTGGTGGTACTATGCAAACATCTTGGGGCGGATATCCCATTCGTCGCGTAGATGCGTTGCGTACCAACGAAGCGCGTATTACCTAACCCCAAGGCGGGGAGATTTGCTAACCCACTCCCCGCCGTTTCTCTTGGAAGGAGAAATTGCTATGATTATGGACTCATTACTTGAGTTTGGTGACGGTTTTGACCTCACTGAAACAACTGGTACATATCTTCTGACGAATCAGATTGATATGCAGGAAGCGAAAGATCTGGGCAATGGTCAGCCCGTCTATCTGGTTATCCAGATTGACACTGCCATTTCCGGTACGTCTTCCACCATCAACTTCCGTCTGCGCTCAGATAGCTCTGCTGCTATTCACGCCACCACTTCGACTGCTCATATCGAAACTGGCGCGATTGCTGAAGCTACTTTGGTCGCCGGTTACACGGTTGTTATCCCTCTGCCCATCGAAGGCAACGTCTACGAGCGTTATCTTGGTGTTCAGGCTGTTATTGGCGCTGCGACAATTACGGTTGGAACTTGTTCCGCCTTCTTGACGCTTGATCCAATCGGTTGGAAGTCCTACCCGGACGCCACCAACTAAAAACTGATGAGGTGCTGTTCAGGCAAATGCTTGGACAGCGCCTCATTACTTTCAATTTTTTCGGAGGAGAAAATAAATGGTTGCGATGATTAAGGTTGAATTCAGACAGGCGTTCTACAGCGGCGACAAGTATTACAACAAGGGCGAGACTTATGATCTCCCTGCCGACACGCCCATCCCATCTCGCGATGTTGTTATTCTTGAGGGGAAATCGACATTTAAGCCCGGATCCAAGGGCAAGTCAGCGCCACGGGTTACGAAGATGCAGAAAGACGAAGCCGCTAATCTGCGGCGGAAACAAGAAGCAGCCGTCACAAAGGAATAAGTCATGGCAAGCCAAGTCCAGATTGCGAAACTCGCGCTTCAACATATAGGTGATCGATACGACATTGCTGACATTGATGAAGAGAGCGTTGAGGCAGAGCAGATCAATCTGGTTTGGGATGATACCAGAGACGAGTTGCTTCGGCGCTATCCTTGGCGCTTCGCGAAAAAGTACACAAGTCCTGCGGCGCTGTCGGTGACAGTTCCGGGCTTGTGGACGTATGCATACCAGTATCCAAGCGCCTGTGTGAAGGTGCGAGGCATTACCAATCCCCTTGGCATCGACGTTGAGGCGTTGAAATTTGAGGTTGCTTTGCTGGAAGATGACACAAAGGTTGTCCTGACAGACGAAGATGACGCCGAATTATTTTACACGTCACGGGTTACGGATACGACACGGTTTGATCCTGAATTTACGATGGCGCTTAGTTTCTTGCTTGCGTCTCGTATTTGCATGTCCCTGACGGGGAGCCTTGATATTACCAGCAAGCTTGATCAGGAAGTGCTTCGCACGATGGGTCATGCTGCCGACACAGATAGTAGTGAAGGTCGCAATAGGGTTGCACCGGAAGCTTCTTGGATTGACGCGAGGGCATAATGACAAAACTAATCCAGCCAAGCTTTGCTGGGGGGGAAGTCTCCGAAAGCGTAGGTGCGCGGGTTGATGTTGATAAATACAAATCTTCGCTGTCCAAATGTGAGAATATGTATGTTAAGACATCCGGTGGCGTTGCCAACAGGCCGGGGCTGGAATATGTGTGTGAGGTGAAGGATAGCACAAAGATAGTGCGAATTATTCCTTTTGAGTACAACACAGAACAGACATACACACTGGAATTTGGTGACCTGTATATGCGGGTCGTCACGGGTGGCGGTCTGGTTGTTGACAGCGATAAGCTCAAGACCATCACCGGCGCTACTGCCGCTGATCCTGTTGTTGTGTCGGTTGTCCCGAATATCTGTTTGCAGAGCGAGGACGTGACGACAACGTGGACGAACACGAATAGCACAGATACGGCCAACAGCGCCGTCGCACCTGACGCGGCGACTACTGCCGACACGCTGACAGAGGACGGCACGGCGTCAGATAATCACGCTTTGTATCAAGATATTACAATTGCCGCCGCCGCCAATACGTTCTCTGTGTATGTGAAAGAGCCTACATCCAACTCCCGGCGCTATGTCACTGTTGAACTGAGCGATAGCACCAACGCTGCCAAGTATGGCAGGGCGACCTTCGATATCCAGGGCGGCGTCATTTCGGCGGCGGCTTCGGCGGCGACCTTCACCAGCGCCTCGGCGGTTATCACGTCCGTTGGCGACGGTTGGTATCGCTGCTCGATTACGGTCACGTCAACGGTGACTACTGGCCGGGTGAGCGTCTATCTGAATGATGACGGCCTCGACGGCGGGATTTCCTACAACGGCGATAGCACCTCTGAGATGTATATCTGGGGGATGCAGCTTGAGGCGGAATCTTCGGTTGGATCGTACAGCGCGACAACGACAACGGCCTCTATTGGTATTGCGGACGGCGAGGAAGTGTTCATTTCTTCGGTTGCGGGGATGACTGAGCTTAATGGCCGGCAGTTCAAGGTTAACAACGCTGGCACGTCCTCGTTTGAAATACAGGATATGGGCAGTACGGACATCGACGGTGCCGCCTACACCGCCTATTCATCCGGCGGAACGGCGTCTGTGGTCTATGAGATCGTAACGCCGTACGCCGAAGCCGATATCTACGATTTGCAGTATGTTCAGTCCGCCGACAAGATGACGTTTACGCATCCAAGTTATGCCCCTCGCGAGTTGACGCGAACGGGTAATGACGCATGGGCGTTCTCGCAGATTGTCTTTCAGCCAGAACAGGCATATCCGACAAATGTGTCTTCTTCAGCCAATACCACTGGGGCGGTCACTGAACGCTATGTTGTGACGGCGGTAGGCTACGACACTGCTGAAGAGAGCTTGCGTGGTGTGGGGTCATCGTGGACGATCTCAGGGGCCACTCAGGCCAATCCGGTGGTCATTACAGTCACTGGTCATGGAATTAGCGAAGGCAATGAGTTTCATATTGACTCTGTCGTTGGAATGACCGAATTGAACGGTCAGCGATTCAAGGCCAACAATGTCCTGACCAACTCCATTGAGCTTACTGATAGTTCAGGCAACGATGTCGATGGCACTGGTTACACGGCCTATTCGTCTGCTGGTAGCGCCTATTTGACATATACAGAGCTTACCAACGGCGCTGTAACTGCTGATAACGATGTTACCTGGAACAAGGTCACTGGCGCTGAGAGCTATAACATCTACAAATATGACAATGGTCAATTTGGGTTTATTGGTTCTTCTGAGGAATTGACGTTTACCGATGACAATATTGAAGCTGATCTGAGCGATACGCCACCAAAGACTCGTAATCCTTTTGTTTCATCCACGTCATATCCATCGACGGCGGGGTTCTACCAACAGCGCAGGATTTTCGGGAATAGCACTGACAATACCCAGCGCAACTGGTTTACCCAGATTGCCAACTTTTACAATATGTCGGTGTCTTCCCCTGCGAAGGACAGTGACGCTATCACGGCAACGATTGCGGCCTTGAAGGTTAATGAGATTCGGCACTATATCCCGCTAACGGAATTGATCGTTCTCACGTCTGGTGGCGAATGGGTCATATCCGGTGTCGATGACAGTATCACGCCAAGCACGATCCAGGTTAAGCCTCAATCCTATTATGGCGCTACCTGGCTGAAGCCGATTGTCGCCGGTGACGTTGCTATTTATATGCAGCCAGGTCAGACAGTTCGTGACATGGGTTACAAGTTTGAGACTGATGCCTACGCTGGTAACGATATTTCGATTCTCGCACGGCATCTGTTTGAGCGGAACACGATGGTTGATTGGACGTTTGCCCCAGCGCCTTATTCCATTCTGTGGGCGGTGCGTGATGACGGCATTCTTGTCGCCCAGACATATCTGCGCGAACAGGAAATCTACGGCTGGCATCGACACACAACCCAAGGCCATTTCAAATCTGTGGCAACTGTTCGCGAGGATGTTGCCGATATCACATACTTCATCGTTGAGCGCCATGTCGGTGGGCGTGACGTGAAATACATTGAGCGCATGGATGAGCGTGACTTCACTGACGTTCAGGATTCTTTCTTTGTCGATTCTGGCATCAAGATAAATACACCGATTGCCATATCTGGCTTCACCTCTGCTGATCCTGTGGTGGTGACAACTTCGGCAGCGCATGGGTTTTCCAACGGCGACACTGTCGATATTGAGGGTGTTAATATTGTCAATTTGGCTGAGAATACGGGTCAGGAGCCAGCTACGGCTCTGAACGGCACGGGCTACACTGTCGCTAATGTTGCCAGTACGACATTTGAGCTTCAGAATAACGGAACTGATGTTGATGGCACTTTGTTTGGCACATACCATGACGGCGGCAATGTCAGGCTGGCGTTCACCAGTGTTGGCAATTTGTGGCATTTGGAAGGTCTGGAAGTCACGGTTCTGGCGAATGGCTATGTTGTTCGGGATCTGACGGTTGCCAGCGGCACGATTACGCTCCCTGACGCAGCCAGTAGGGTCGCGGTGGGCCTTGGGTACACTTGCGAGATAGAAACACTGAGGCTCGACGCTGGGGCCAGTGCAGAGACTATACAGGGCAAGGATAAAAAGATCAGCCGCCTGACAGTCAGGGTTGAAGATACTCTTGGCTTCTGGGCTGGACCGGATCGTGATCATATGCGCGAGGCTAAGTTTGGCCTTCCTGCGCTGCTTGGTCAGCCGCCTGAAATGGTCAGCGGTGATCGGAACGTGACGCTATCTCCGCACTGGGGTAAAGAAGGAAAGTATGTTATACAACAGCGAGATCCGTTACCATTAACCATATTATCCCTGATACCAGATGCGATTGTAGGCGGGAACTGATGCAACAAGGAATTATTAGACAAGTCTACGATGATCCGGTTGGGATCCCCGCTGGCAACACCAAGGCTATTGACGATGTTCGCCGCTTAGAGACGGCAATGATTGAGAATTTTGACAACGTACACATCGATACACACCACACGCTTCATGCTGGGACGTATTGCAGGACGATGATGATCCCCGAAGGCCATCTGGTTACCGGGGCGCAAGTTAAGGTGGATTCGACGCTAATTATCAGCGGAGACATCACGCTATATATTAACGGTGAGCCAAAGCGGTTTATTGGCTATCACGTTCTGCCAGCATCCGCCGGGAGAAAACAGGCGGCATATGCCAATCTTGATACCCATGTTACCATGCTTTGCCACACAGAGGCAGAATCTGTTGAGGATGTCGAGGTTGAATGCACTGATGAGGTTGATAGGCTTATGTCTCGCCGTCCAATGCTAATAAAGGAAGGTGCGCCATGACATGGGCAGTAGTAGTCGCGGCGGTTGGCGTCGGTGTATCTGCGATGGGCTCTTACCAGCAGTCTAAGGCCGCGCAGTCACAGGCCAGATACCAACAACAAGTAGCAATGAACAATTCTATCATTGCACGGCAAAATGCGGCAGATGCTGTTGATCGTGGCAAACGTGACAAGGAAGAGCATCGTGACAGGGTTGCCCAAACCAAAGGTGCGGTAAAGGGGCAGCAGGCGACACTTGGGTTTTTAATTGACGATCCGGGGTCTACCAATGTTGGTATGCTTGCGAGTGTTGCCGAAGCTGGTGCGCTTGACATTAAAAAAATTCAGGATGCTACTGATCGCGAAAAGCGCCGTGCGCTCATTCAGGGTGATCAGTTTGTTGCACAGGCTGGCCTGTATGGTCTGCAAGCCTCTGCTCAGAGTCCGGGCAGGGCAGCGGCTGGTACATTATTGTCCGGTGCTACCGATGTCTTTAAAGCTGGCAAAGGTGCAGGGTATTGGGGATAAATAATGGCAAGTAGATTACAGAGATCAAATTCGTCAAGGCGCGGTGGCCCGATTACTACACCCGCAACGCAAGGCGCTCAATCCTCAGTCGGTGCGGTGCGGCCCGATGATCGTCTAAACACGCCGTTTCAGAGCCTAAAAACCAGCACGGATATGTTTGACGATGGACTGTCGGACACGCTCAAAACTGTTGGTGGTGGCATTCTTAAAGCGGCTCCCATTCTTGGTGCCATCAATCAACAAAATGACAAAGCGGCGGCGAGTGCGGCATTTAGAAATAAGCAGACGGAGCTTTTGCAGTGGGGTGTGGACTCTACGGTTGGCGGTATATTTACGAAGGATGGCAAAGGTCTTTATGGTGACGGCACGTCACCGACTGATCAGCTAAAAACCTACGGAGAAAAGGCCACAGAATTTGGCAAGAGTGGCGCTGACGGCCTGAAGAACGATAATCAGAGAAAGATTTTCAATACCCTTTGGGCAGATCACTCAGCCTCTGCCTCAAGCCGCGCCAGTACGCATCTGACATCTGAGTGGACAAAATACGAGAAAGATAGTAGGGCGCTTGAGCTATCAAGCACGGGTGAAAATTTTGCGCTTCAGCATTTAACTGCCGTGGTTGACCATTATCAATCTACGCATGAAAAAGCTGCGTGGGAGATTGTTGTAAAGGGTATGGAGTTGACTAAAGGTGGTCACTCTGAAAAAGATATAGCCAAGACGATTAACGGAATGAACGATCATTTGGCATCGTCTGTTGTCAGAAGCTATGTAAAACAGGCAAATGGTAGTGTTGCTGCTCTGACCGAGCTTGCTGGTGGTAGCTTCTCAGACCCCACTGTTAAGAAATATTGGGACAGTCTAGCCGACAATCCAAAGGAGCAAGAAAACATTCAGCGGGATCTTGTCCGACAGTACACAGAGATTGCCAAGGTGAAGAAGAATGAGCGCGACGAAATGGACAGGCGGCTTTTTGAAATTCGCGATAATCTTGAGCGCGACTTCCATAGGGAGGGTGATCCAAACAAGCGCCAGCAGATCTACAATGCGTACAAGGGTACTAGCAAGGCGGAAACGTCCGTTATGAACCAGATGAAAACGGAGATTGCTGGCGGCACAGCCGCAAAAGATTATGAGCCGGGGCTTCTTCAGCTTGAAGAGCTTATTGCTGATGGCACTATCGATACAATATCAGACGCCAAGAGTTATAAGGCTGAAGGATATGTTGGGCGTGTTGGAACGCCTGAGACATTTAGGACACGGATATTGCCGCTCATAGAGCGCAAAAATGAGAAGGGTTTCAGCAGGGCGCTTCAGTTCGGACGTGCCAGCTTGGGTGTTGTTGAGGGTGGCATTACTGATACCGTTACATCCCAACGTGTCGGTGATTTCACAGCCAGCATGATTGAGTGGTCGGCAAAGCCTGAGAACAGAGGCAAAGACCCAATGGAGGAAGCTCGCGAGATCATCCGCAAATCCAAAGAACAATTCAAAATAGATCCGAAGTTTAAGAAAACATTGGATATAGCGTTTAAATTGTACGAGAAAAAATTATTAGAAGATCCAGTAAGTGCTGGGGAATATTATGATAAGGTTTTAAAGTTGATGGAGTCGAAAGATATAACAATGAAAGATTACATAGCGGCAGGGAGAAGGTAGATGGCTGAGAATTTAGATGCAGGATACCTCTCTCGTAAAGGATGGGAGAAAAATGAGGAGATGGGCATAGCATCCGAAGCCGGTGCCAATCATCCTTGGCATGAAACAACGCTGGAAGACCAGCCTGACGGCACTGTGCAGAAGTTTGGCATTGATAACGATGCCGGGATATCTGTTCCTCTTGATACATATCAGAATTTTACCGATGTCGGAAACGCTCCGCCCGAAGCTTTGGCTGGTGGAACTGGCACGGATACGGATTTTAGCAAACCAATCAAAATCACGCCGTCAGGTCTTACGGAAGAGGCTGCGTTTGAAAAGGCAAACTTTAATGGCTTGACCAATGTCCGAAGTGAGGGTGGCCGCTGGTTTGCCACAGACGCAGAACACGGTGAGGTTATCATGGGCCGCGCTGTCGGCGGTGACGGCAAAGATGGTGACCTAGAAACTAGGACGCTGCGTCCCGGCGAGGAAATTGACAATGGTGATGGCACGTTCTCGTCAGAGGTTAGCATTACCATTACGAATGAGCGAATAAACGATGGCAAACCAACAAACATTCCCAGCATTTATATGGTTGACGGCAAGGTTGTCAGGGGTGATCTCAATGATGAGGAATCTGCCGTCGATAGGGCGTTAGCTACTGGTCAAGAGTTTAAGGCTTTTGAAAGCATCCCTGAAGCTGAAGCGGCTGCAAAGGCTCGCAGTGATGCTGGCGGCGCGAATGCTGACAAGCCAGACAGCGTTGCATCGACTATAACGCGAGGCATTGCTGATTTTGGACAGGCCATCGAATCCGTGCCAAGCGGCATTACCAGAGGTTTGGTTAATTTTGGGGCCAATGTTATTGGCGCTACTGGTCTTGTGGATCAAAAAGATATTGACAAGTTCACGGCAGCAATTGAAGAGATAAATGAAGTTGCTACCGAAGGTAATCCGGTGGCGAAAGTTGGTGGGTTTGTTGGTGAAATTGGGGGCCAGTTTGTTGCACCAGCAGTGGGTCTTTATAAGGCCGCGCTGCCTGTAGCGCAGTTTCTTCGCGCTGGCAAGGCTTCCCCGCTTGTTGCCTCAATAGTATCGGAAGCTGCTGTTGGCCTGTTTGGCTTGTCGCCAAATGAAGAAAATCTTTTCAATATGATTCCCGAAGATTCCGAAGCTTTCGGAGCGATTCGGGATTTGCTGGCGACTGACCCAGAAGGCGGTGAGTGGGAAAATCGCTCCAAGAACGCCGCTGAAGCTTTGATTATGCTTGGTGCTGGCGAAGCCGCTGTTCGTGGGTTGATTAAGGTCATAGGGGCAGCTAAGAAAATTGAACTTTCGGTAATACCAGCTATGCTGTACGGCGCTGTCGATGCCGCTGCTGATCGACTCTCTACAGAGGCTGAACAGGGCATTACGAGAGTATATGGTGGTGGCCCTGACACTGATGAGGTTCTGACGGCTCTCAAGCCTATGGCTGATGCCATGCGCGGAACAGATCAGCATGTGTTGGACATTGAGCGCCAAGCTCGTGTGACCGAAGCCGTGACCATTTCAGAATTGGAAGTCAAAGAGATCACTAATGCCCACAGAGGGCTGCACATCAAAAAGCAAAAGCGGTCTAATTATCGCAAGCTTTGGAAAAAGTCTGGGATTACGGAAGACGAAATCACGGCTTATGTGAACAAAGAGAAAGCACGGCATCCAAAATCCGCTGGCTGGACAGGATGGGAATTTGGCAAGGTTATCTTTGACGTTGATGATGCTGGCATTGTTAAGGCCAAGATCCTTCCGAAAGAACAGCCGTACACATACCAGTTGGATGCCAATGGCAAGACGATAGAAAAAGGCACGGCGGAATATACTGCCCATGTTGAGAATGTCGCTCAGAAGATGTTCGATGACGTGATGGACGTTCATGCCCGTAAGATGACAGGCAAAGATAAGAACGCCGAAGCCATCATGCGTCAGGCTGGCTGGTATAAAAACATGCGGGACAGAATCCGCAAAGAGTTTGGAGGCATGGGGGATCTGTTCGCGGATCTTCTTGGCGCTACGTCTCCGAATACGCCTGTGCGTGACAACTGGAAAAATTCCGTTGAGGCGCTTCGCCGCTATACTAACGGGGATTATGATGAGTTAATTCCGAAGTGGAGCGAGTGGGCTGAGAATGTTGATAAGCTTGAAGCAGAGCTTTTGGATTTAGTCAACAAAGAATTGAGCAAGGGCGAGCCTCTCAAGGTCATCAAGGAAAGTCCTGAGTATACGCAAATCGCGGAGCCTATGGCGGCGAAAGTTTCGGACGCTGTCGCGAAGGCTGTTGAGAAAGTGAAGGCCAGTGATGATTACGCCGCTTTGACGGCGGATATCAAGGCCATCACAAATGGTCAGAGCGGCAAAGATCTGGAGAAAGTAAAGAACGGCAGGAAATACAAGAAAGCCTTTGCTGCCCGTGCGGCGCTTGTTAAGGACACGCAAGTCAAGGCCCGTGACGCAGTTCGCGAATCTGGAGACTATGTCCAGATGAAAGGCGACTTGGATCTGCTGGTTCAGTCCCGTGTTACGCCGTCCAAGAAGGCGGTCAAGGAAACAGAGGAATATATTGAGCTTCTTGAAAAAGTAAAAGAAGCGAAGATACTGCCAGAAGATTTGCTGCCGAAAAAAGAGAACGGCAACAATTTCGGCTTCAACGGGCGGAACGCTGTTCGCGCCTTTGAAGATATGTGGCGGATTATCAAAGAGAAAAATGCCGACATTGGTCGCGGCGGCACGAAGCCGAAAGCTCTTAACTTTTCAGGAAATCTGATTGGCTTCAGGGATCGGGCGACGATTGATGTTTGGGCCGCTCGCATGTTGGAGCGCCTAACTAAAGGCCACAAAATTCCATCCGCTGCCGAAGGCGGTGTTAAGGGTGACATGCTTCCGTCTGGCGATACGACAGGCCAATTTGCCATGGGGCAGGATATCTTTACCGAAGCCCGGAAGCTTTTGAATGCCGAAGGCGTTAAGATTAAAGACAAAGATCTGGCGAAGCTCAATGACGATGATCTGCAAGCCATCTCATGGTTTGTTGAAAAAGAGCAATGGGCCAAAGCCGATTCCACATCTGCCGCTGGTGAAGGCGGATCGTTTGAATTTGAGGCAGATCTGACAGGCACGGCGGCACAGGAACAAGTGACCGAATTACGCCGTATCATCGATAGTACGTTGTCTGATCCAGAAGAACGCGCAGCCGCCGTTGAAAAATTGAACATGCTTCACAGAACGGTTGATCGTTTCACGGCTGGTGTGAGTATCCAGAAATCTGGTGACATCCAGAATGTTGACTTTGTTCCGAATGATGCAGATCAGGCGGCGGTCAGCGCCCGGATTAAAGATTCCATCTATACTCAAGACAAGGAAGCCAAGGTTCTTGGCTCCAAGGTGATGAGTACGGAAGGCCGATACGGTGGTGTCGAGCGGTCTTTTGATATGGAGATCGTCGCTCGCGAGGGTTACGACATTACGAATACCAGAAACGAGATCTTCAAGATTGCAAAAGAAAACGGGCAGGATAGCGCCTTCATCTCTCGCGTCCTTCGCGACGATGAAACCCCAGATTTTGCACTTCATAGACCGGGAATGGAGGTCTATTTTAAGGACATGGGAGCCGTCGAAAAGCTCCAGCCAATGCTGGATTCCCTTGCAAAAGAAGGCTTAGAGTTCTATACTGTTGTTGTGGATGCGAGGAGAGGAGCCTCTGCCACAAGTGGTGAAATGCCCAACGCTGTGGGCGTTCGCATTATGAGTCTCCCCGAATTAGATGCCAGATACGATATCAATAGCTTGCCGAAAAGCCATGAGCTTCACGGCGTAAAAGTTAAAGATATGACAGACGAACAATTGGCAGAATATGTTGAAGCGTCACATGATAGTTTAAGTGATATAGCGGATCGCATAGCAAATAATATCGATGGAACAACATCTGCAAACGTCAACTGGTACGATGTTGAAACAAGATTTGAAGGAGAATACGATGCCAAGCCAAATAGAGTTACTGGAGAGGCGGGTAGCCCGGACGCTGGAAGCCAATGGCGAGGACGCTCAGTCAACGAAGCTCGCGATGCAGCAATTGGACGCTCACAAGGCACGGGCGGAGCAACGGGCAACGGGGGATTATCCGGGCAATCCAGTGGAATTTTCGGTGGGGGGGATGCGGGGGCAGCAAGTCTAGCTGCCACTCCCTTTGCCGGTCTTGGCCTTGAAGGTCTTGATGAGCCAGAGCCAGATCGCAGCGGCGACTTTCAGGTCGCGTCTTCTAGTTCTCGCATCGTCAAGGCTCTTTTTGGAGAGCCTACCGGCATAAGCAAAAAAGCCGTTAAGCCTGTTCGCGGCGAAGAGCAACTTTTGGAGAGCGAGAGGTATTCCGATTACAAAGTCGGAGATCCTGACGCGCTTGAAGAGATTGATTTCAATTTTCAGAATCTAAACACTGATGACGATGTCAAGCAATTGATGGACGTTGTCAGTGATGAGTATGCCGCCGAAACGCTAGAGGCGACAGGCGGTGTTATTAGCCATCAAACGACAAACGATCTTTCTACGCTGCTTGGCGTAGATCCTGATCGTGTGGCAGACGTTGTCGAAAGCCTTCCCGGTCAAACTCAAGACTTGCATGTCAAAGCATTGACGATGCGGAAGGTTCTTGTTGCCAGTGCAGAGCATACTGACAATCTCGCCAAGGCCGTAAGGGACGCACCAGCGGGAGAAAGCACGGATAAGCAGCTTCTGGAATTCCGCGAACAATTGATCAGGCACTCTCAACTACAAACCCAATTTAAGGGCGTTCAGACTGACATTGCTCGCGCTTTATCGGCGTTCAGAATAGCGGCAGATCCTAACTTTGCCAGAAACCAAGCCCAGCAAAATATGGATGAAATCATTGAGGCTCTTGGTGGTCGCGGGACTACAGAAGAAATTGCGGATAGATGGTTGAGAACACCAGTAGACCGCCGCCCAGAATTTGCGGCTAGGTCAGCATGGGCCAAGAGCAAAGATATGGTTTACGAAACGTGGATCAACGGCCTTCTATCTGGCCTGAGAACACATGAGGTGAATATCCTATCGAATGCGGTGTTCACTTTATGGCAGATCCCAGAACGTGCGTTGGCTGCGTCCATTGGATCAGTGTT